AAAAGAAAAACGTAAAGATTCAGATATATTGTTTAATTACATATGTAAAGTATTTAATATAGATAAGCCAACTGGTTTTATATTTAAACAAATGAAAGAATTTAGGGGAGAAGGATATAACTATACAGATAGCGGAATGTATTATACACTAAAATATTTTACTGAAGTTCTTGATGGAAAAATTCTTGATGGTACAGGTATTGGAATAATTCCATATTACTATGAAAAGGCAAAAGAACATTATCAAAAAATCTTTGACATAGAAGATATAGTTGAAGATTTTGAAAATCATGAACAAGTTATACAAATTATCACAAAAAAATCCTCTAAAAAATTCGATGTTAAAAAGCCCTTACCCCTACAAATAAATTGGGAGGAAGATAATGAAAATCTTTAAGAAACAAGTTGAAAAATATCATGATAAAAGAGCCTCCTGTCAAGTCTTAGGGAGTTTAATGCACAACTCATTCTTAATTAAGGATAAAAAATATGCTCTAAATTTAGAAGATTTTCCAAATGGATTACATCAGTTACTTTTTACTTGTATATTTAATCTTAGTTTGCAAGGGTTATCAGAAATAAAAGTTTCAGATATTGAAGCTTATTTAAACAATAATGACCCTAAAAATTATTCAGTAGTATTTGATAATGAAAAAAATAAAGAATGGCTTCATCAAGTATATGATACGGCAAACGAACCAAATTATGAGTATTATTATAATAAAATTAGAAAACTTTCATTATTAAGACATTATATGCAAGAAGGAATAGATGTATCTGAAATATTAGATATGGAGGAAATAGACCATATCATTATAAAACAACAACAAGATAACTTTGAAAGAATGTCATTAAACGAGATTCAACAATATTTTGATAAAAAGAATTTCAATATAAAAGAAAAGTTTTTAGTTAAAGACTCAACAAAAAGAAGAAAGGCAGGGGACTATGCTTATGAGTTAAAAGAAAAAATGAAAGAATCTCCTGCTTATGGATTTGGATTAGAAAGTCAATATCTGAACACTTTAACAAGGGGAGCGTTAAGAGGAGGATTTTTCCTAGAAACAAGAGATTCAGGAAAAGGAAAAAGCAGATGTGCAATAGAAAGGCTTCTTTTAATTTGTTGCCCTTATATATGGGATTTTAATAAAAACGATTTTGTTCCTAATCCAAATGGGGAAAATAATGTTGGATTATATATTGGAACAGAAATGCAATTGTATGAAGAACTTGAACCGATGATGTGGGCATTTGTGAGTGGCGTTGAAGAATATAAAATTAGGAAAAACAAATTATCCAATGAAGAAGATGAGAGAGTCAATAAGGCAATTGAATATGTTAAACAAACAAAACTATTTTTAGAAGATGAAGCAAATTATGATTTAGCTTATTTATGGAACACAATAGATAGATATAAAACTAAAGAAGGATTAGATGCAGTAGCAATTGATTACCTTGAATTGACTGTCGGTTTAACTGCTGAATATGTTCAATTAACTAGGGGAATGACTGCTAGAGAAGACCAAGTATTATTAAATCTATCTTCAAATGTTAAAAATATGGCTACAGACTATGGAATAGTAATTTTTGGTTTTACGCAAACAACGGACGAAGCAAGGAGAGATGGAGTGCGTGACCAAAGAGCAGTAAAGGGAGCAAGGTCGTTGCCTAATAAAGTAGATATTGGAATAACGGTATTTGCCCCCACTAAAAAAGAACTAGATTTGATACAACCATTAATACAAAAAGGAAAGGGACTAAATGGAACAATAACTCCTAATACATGCTATACAATATATAAAAATAGATTTGGAGAAGTTACAGAAGAAGTAAAAATATGGTGTTATCAAAATTTGGGTAATATGAAGACTATAGATTTATTTTGTACTAATAGAGATTATGAACCTATATCCGTTGACAAAACATTTATTAACTTATTGGAAGAAGATGATTTACCTTGGAAAGAGAACAATTAATTGAATTAATCACCACTGAAGATATTATAACAATATTAAAGGATTTAGGTTCAGAAAATTATAAAAGAGATTGTAAAGGTAATTTATATTTTTTAACAGTTTGTCATGGTGGAGATAGTTATAAACTTTATTATTTGGTAGATTCAAAATTTTTTACATGTTTAACTTGTTGTGGAAGCATGAGTATTTTTGATGTAATAATGTCGGTTTTAAACATTGAATACTCAGAAGCATTTGATTACATATGCAAATTTAAAAATATAAACACTACAAAAAGATTAAAAAAAGGTATTCAAAAAAAAGAAATTGTCAATCATGATTTAGATTTTTTAAGTTTATACTTAAATAAAAATACAAAACAATACATTGAACTTCCACAATATAATAATTATGTATTAAATATGTTTGATAATTATCTTCCTATTTCATGGTATAAAGAAGGAATTGATGAAGATATTTCTACCTATTTTAATATTAGATTTTACATAAATCAAAATAAAGCTATAATTCCTCATTATGATATACAGGGTAATTTAGTAGGTATTAGAGGACGAAGTTTTTCACAAGTAGATATTGATAGTGGCAGAAAGTACATGCCTGTCACAATTCAAGGGTTAACTTATAGATATCCCATGAATTTTAACCTATATGGAGTATATCAAAATAAAAACAATATTAAAAAATTTAAAAAAGCGATAATATTTGAAAGTGAGAAATCAGTGTTGTTGTATGGGAGTTATTATAGTCAAGAATATAATATTTCACTTGCCACCTGTGGGATGACGTTTTCAATATTCCAAAGAGATTTACTATTATCACTAGAGATTGAAGAAGTAATAATTTGTTATGATAAACAGTATCAATTAGAAATTATTGAAGATGAAAATGTAGATAAAAGCAGTAAACCTTGGAAAGAATATGAGGGTTTTATTAAAAGATTAATAAAAATTTCAGAAATGTTTAAAGACTATTGTAATGTGTCAATTGTTACTTGTTGGGATAATCGAATTGAATACAAGGATGCCCCTATTGACAAGGGCAAAAATATTTTTGAGCAATTATTAAAAGAGAGATATTATGTTGATGATTTACAGGAATTAAAAGAAATGATTTTATAGGAGATGATTGTTATTAAATATCAAGTGTTAAATAAAGGCTACGAATTAATAAGTGAGAACGAGTTGTTAGATATTCTCTTAAAAAATAGAGGAGTAGAAAACCCTAAAAGACTATTAAACTTAAAAGAAAGTGACATACATGATGGACTATTATTAGCTAATATGGATAGAGGTTTAAATATGCTCCATTGGCATATTGAAAACAATAGTAAAATACATATTATATATGATGTTGACGTAGATGGAATCACATCAGGAACAGAAATAGAAGATTACATATTAAAAATTAATCCAAATATAATTATTACACATTCAATGAATGAAAATAAGATTCATGGAATCGTACTTAAAAATCTTGAAGAATATGATTTTGATTTGTTAATTGTGCCTGATGCAGGTTCGTCAGATACAAACCAATGTAAAGAATTAACTGAAATAAGAGATGTAGATATATTAATACTTGACCATCATGATATTGAAATCAATAATCCATATGCTATAGTTATTAATTGTAAAGATGGACAATATCCTAATAATACTTTAAGTGGTGCAGGAGTAGTATATAAATTTATTAAAGAGTATGATAAAAAATATGGATATCATTTTGCAGATGATAATTTGGATTTAGTAGCGATAGGTATGGTAAGTGACTCAATGGATTTGAGAGATTATGAAACACGATACTTATCTATTGAAGGATTAAAAAACATTCAAAATAATTTTATGAAGCAGTTTATAATAAAAAATAAAAAAGAAGATGATGGAATAAATTTCGAATTTATAGGATGGAAAATAGCTCCATCTATTAATGCAGTAACTAGAATAGGTACAAAAGAAGAAAGATTGGATTTAATTAATGCATTTTTAGGAAAGAACGAGACAAAACAATATCAACCACGAAGAAAGAGCAAAAATGACCCTAAACCTGATATAGTTATACAAACTTTACAAGAGTGTATGGTTCGTGAAAGCACTAATATAAAAGCAAGGCAAGATAAATTAGTTACTAAATCAATGGAAGAATTAATAAAAATTATAGATTCTAAGAATCTTCATAAAAACAAAGTTATTATTGTTAATGCTACAGATATTTTGGAGAAATCTTTTACAGGACTTGTAGCAAATAAACTAACAAACATTTATAAACGTCCTGTAATAGTTTTAAAACAGTCTAATACAATTGATAATGAAATAATTTATGGAGGAAGTTTTAGAAGTTATGATTTGTTTCCCATTGTATCTTTTAAAGACATATTAAAAGAGATTGGTACTTTTGAAAAATTGGGTGGACATGATAATGCAGGTGGATTCAAGATTAAAGAAAGCAAACTTCAAGAAACAGTACATAAATTAAATGAATTATTTAAAGATATAAATATTGAAGATGTGTATTTAGTTGATTATGAAATTCCAGTGGGAAGATTAAAAGAAAAGCATATTTTACAAGTTGGTAAATGGGCGGATATATGGGGAAACACCTTGAAAAAACCATTGTTTGCAGTTACAGATATTACTCTAAATACGGAAGATATACAACTTTTAGGAGAGAAAAGAAATTTTATAAAATTTGAAAAGACTATAGGTAAGAATAAAATTACTTTTGTAAAGAAATTTGCCAATGAAGAAGTTTATAATCAAATGATTATGAAAAGCCATAAGGGTTTAGCTAAAGCAAAATCAAACAAAATTAAAATGGACGTAATAGGCGAATTTGTAATAAATAAATGGAATGATGATGAATATCCACAAATTGAAATTATTGATTTCAATGTCTCTCAAGCAAAAGAATTTAGATTTTAAAATATAAATATAAAAAGGAGGTTGTCGGTTGAATAATGAAGATTTCGTACATATACATTCTCATAGTGAGTACTCAAATATTAGGCTTTTAGATTCAATTAATAAAATAAATGATATGATTCTTTATGCTAATGAACTTGGTAATAAAGCATTAGCATTAACTGACCATGAGTGTGTTTCAGGACATGTTAAGTTTTTAAAAACAGTTGAAGATTTAAAAAAGCAAAAAAAGATAGATGAGAATTTTAAACCAATATTAGGAAAT